TAGTTGGTACACAGTTAGACGGTGCTACCCCTGCCAATGACGCAACTATAACCATAGGCAGTGTGAACAGCGTTTCTCAAACTTATACTAACCCCACTCAATCTGGATATGGGGGTTCTGGTACTAGTGCTACATTTAATGTTACTAGAGATGCAGGTACATATACAGTAGCTATAGGTGCTGCAGGTTCAGGATACGCAGTAGGTGAAACAATTACTATTGTAGGTACACAATTAGATGGTGCTACCACTGCTAATGATGCGACAATAACTGTAAGTACAGTAGATGGATCAGGCGCAATAACAGCAGTTACAATAGCAGGAACATCTGTAATATCAGGTACTATAGCTACTGCAAGTATCGCAGGAACTGCTATAATAACAGGCACAGTAGCAACTGCAAGTATCGCAGGTACGGCTGTAACTACAGGTCCGATAACAGGAATAAGCATAGCTGGTACTGGTGCAGCATTTGGTACTATTACTAAAGGGATGCTTGTAACAGGTACAGGTATTACTGGTACAGTTACAGTAAAAACAGTAACTAGTCAGACTGCTATTGTATTAGACACAGCAGTATCCTTAGCAGACAATGTCGCTCTTAGTTTTATCACTAATATAAAAGTAGGCATGTTTGTGACAGGTACAGGTATTAGTGGTGATGTTACCGTTGCTACCATAGCAGCAGATCAAAACAGTATGACTTTATCTAGTGGTCAAACAAATGCCAACTTTGTAGACAATACTGTTTTTACTTTTGGTACATTCTCTTCTAGTCAGGTTGGTAAGACAGTATATTTCTACGGAACAGGAACAGACTGGACGCAGATAGGAACTAGTACAGCTACAAACACTTTAAAGTCAAGACACTTTAGTTTTAATTTTACAGGAGTAGAAAAGACTTTATTTGTTGATGGTAAAGGTTATCCTGGTATATATGAATCTGCTGCTAATACTATGTCGTTTATGTCCTCTTCAGACTCTGCTGATATAGAAGGGGCAGACAACGCTGTAATATTTAAGAACACAGCATTCTTTGCCAAAGGCCATAACATATTTTTTACAGCACCAGCTACCATAGATGACTTTAGTGTAGCCAATGGTGCAGGTACTATAAATGTTGCAAACGATATAACAGGTATGATAGTATTTCGTGAGCAGCTTATCATATTTACAACTGACACAATAAAAAGATTAGTAGGTAATACTGCGTCTGACTTTACCCTTGAGCCTATAACAGACAAGATAGGATGTACTAACTCAGACACAATACAAGAATTTGGTGGAGACATAATTTATCTTTCACCAGATGGTATTAGGCTATTAGGTGCTACAGATCGTATTGGTGACTTTGCATTAGACGTAGCCTCAGATAGTATAGTTAATGATGCAAAAGAGTTTATTGCACAAACGGATAATTTTTGCTCTGTATTAGTTAGAAACAAATCACAGTACAGAATATTTTCATACTTACCCTCTGTTCAAAAGTCTATTGCTCAAGGTTTAATTGCAACTAAATTTATATCGCAGGGTGGCGAAGGTATAAGTTGGTCTACAACTAAAGGTATAAAAGCTAACGTTGCAGATAGTACTTATGCAGGATCAGATGAAGTAGTTATGTTTGCCAATAATGATGGCTTCTGTTATGAAATGGATTCAGGTAATTCTTTTGATAGTGAGAAAATTGAATCTATCTATGAATCTCCTTACATGCCCATAACAGATTCCCAGTTAAGAAAAACTTTATACAAGCTAACACTTTATGCAGAACCTACTGGACAAATGAATCTGGATGTACAGTTTAACTTAGACTTCGATTCATCAAATGATTTCTCTGTAGTACAACCTCCTAAGATAAACATAGCTACAGCAGGTAGTACAACTGCAACGGCTATTGTCAATGGCACAGTTACATCAAGTTCAACTTTGGCTGTAGATAATAATTCAGGAAATATTTTAGTAGGTCAAATAGTTGTAGGAACAGGTATATCAGGAACTGTAAAAGTAACAGGGGTAACAAATCAACAGAACATTGTTCTAGATACAGCAGTAACTCTTACAGACAATACTAACTTGACTTTTATTACCCCAACTGCTAGTGGTGTATTTGTATTTGGTTCTCCAAACTCTTTGTACGGTACAGGTACATACGGTGGCAGTTTAGATAAAGTGTTTTTTGAAAACCTAATAGGTTCTTTTAAAACTGTATCTATGCGTATTACAGATAACTCAACAAATCCAACCTTCACTCTTGACACAGCAGTGCTTGAGTACAGACAACATGATAGGCAGTAATTATGGCAGGTTATACAAGACAAGCAACAGCTAATATTGTTACAGGTGGCGTTATTGATGCTGCTGATATAAACAATGAATACAATCAGGTAGAGTCAGCTTTTAATGCTTCTACTGGACACACTCACGATGGCACAGCAGCAGAAGGCGCACCTATTGAAAAGATAGGACCATCACAAGACATAGTTGCAACAGCTTCTGTGCTAAGACCTAAAACAACAAACACTGTTGACATAGGTACAACATCACTAAAATTTAAGAATGCTTTCTTTGAGAGTTTTATTACGGAAAACGATGGAGACATGCATGTTAAATCAAACGTTGTTGCATACTCTACTACTATCTCAGATGAAAGACTAAAAAAAGATATAGAAAAAATAGAGGGTGCATTAGATAAAGTTGATCAGCTTAATGGCTACACCTTTGTTTACAATAATGATGGTAAAAAATCTGCAGGTGTAATAGCTCAAGAGGTAGAAAAAGTATTACCTAGTGCTGTACAAGAAAAGAAGTTACACTTTCAAATGGACGGTGATGTAGGTTTATATAAAACAGTTCAGTATGATCAGCTTCATGGATTACTTATTGAAGCTATAAAAGAATTAAAAGCTGAGATAGAGGAATTAAAGAATGGCTCTTCAGACTAGCGGTCAAATATCTTTAAATGATCTGCACATAGAAGCAGGTGGTGTTAGCGGCACTGAGTGTTCTTTTAATGATACAGACATAAGGTCTATTATTTCTGTAGGAGATCAGCATGGAAATCATGCTATATCTTTGTACTATGGAGCTTCTAGTGAGCAATCATTTACTATCTCTAGTAATCAAACTAATTTAAATTTAGAAACATATCTAACTAATGCAGGATGGAATGGTAGTGCTACAGCAGTAGTTACTATTAATAGCGGTGTATGGATTATATCTAATGTATACACAACAGCCGCTTTAACTATTTCAAATGCTTTTAATAATAAGTTGCAATTAATAAATAACGGTATTATTATGGGCAAGGGAGGCAACGGACAATATAGACAGTCTAGCGCAGGTTCAACATATGGAATACAATATGGTGGCAATGCTGTTACAAACTCTGCAACAGGCGTAGTATTCACTAATAATTCAGGTGCATATCTAGCTGGAGGAGGCGGTGGAGGAGCCGCTGGAGCCAATGATGGCAGTGGTAATGACATGGGATCTGGTGGCGGTGGTGCTGGTGGAGGAAGAGGTGGCCCTTATCCAAGCTCAGTTATTAACGGTGGACCGTTCCCTAATGGTGGCGGCATTAATGGTTATGGTTCTAATGGCTACAGAACAAACCCAAGTTTTGGATATGGCGGTGGTGCTGGAGGAGGAGGCGGTGGTGCTGACTCTAATGACGGTGCTGACGGTGGTGGCGGTGGACGCAGAGTTGACACTATTAGTGGTGGCTATAGAGTAGGAAATGCAGGTAAGTATAATTTAGGAGCAGGAACAGGAGGATCAACATCAGGTACAACCAGAGGTGCGTTTGGTGGGTATCGTGGTCAAGGTAATAATGAACATGGGGGTAACGGTGGCGCTTATAACGCTGCTGGAAGTAACGGAGTTGTTAGCGGAACGGATAGTGGCGGTGGCGGTGGGGGCGGCTACGGTGCTAAAGGAGGCAATGGAAGAAACCAGACAGGCGCTAATGGAGGCGCTGCTTGGGGAGGAGTAGACTGGGCTAGTGTAACAAATAATGGAACAATTTGGGGTTCAACGTAATGGTTAACGGTACTACTGTAAACGGTATAGATTTAACAGATGATACTTTAGAGTATTGGGGTTATGCAAATACAAGACATGCTACTTTAGAAGATGCTGAAGCAACTGCTGTTGCCATGAAAGACACACTAGACAATAAACCAACTACATATATTGATGTACGTCAAGTAGCAGGTTCTGCTGAAGCAGGATGGTCATGGGCTACTGATAAAAAACTAACAGATGCTGAAATAGTTAACTTGTCGGGAGAAGGTTTGTATTATAGTTCATCTCAGTTTGACAGTGAAGCTTTATATGGGCAAACTGTGGATCAAGTAAAGGCTAGAGTTTTAAAGTGTAGAAACCTGTATGGTACTTCACTTGATGTAGATTCTATATATCAAAGGATAAATGAGAGTGGCGACTGGGAAACTGTTAAGATAATAGAACACACACCCAGTATAGATTTAAGCGCATACGTAAATAAAGAATGACTAACATTACACCAGAAGAATTAGAAGAAATGCTAGATCGTGCAGCAAAGCGTGGTGCTACAGCAGCATTGCGTGAGGTAGGATTACACGATGACGCTGCACGTAAAGATATAATTGAGATGCGTAACTTACTAGAAACATGGCGTGATACAAGAAGAGGTGTGTGGTCTACTATTGTAAAGATGTCAACCGTAGCAGTAATAACATTCATTGCCGCATCACTGTGGATGCAAATAGGGAAATAAAAAATGGCTAAAAAATTTATGGGATTCAAGCCTGAGACAATGGCAAAGAAAATCTTACCAGCGCTGGGCTATGATGGGCCAATGGATAGTAAGTCTATACAAGCATTCCTTGCAGCCAGCCCTGCAGCAGCAGCAAAGATGGGTAAGTACACTATGGCAGCTAGGCGTATGATTGAGCAGCCTGTGAATGCTGCTGGTGGTATTCTTACAACTCCAGACGGTAAAACACATACTGGGTTTGCTGCTCTAAAAGCTTACGCTGCTTTACCGCCAGAACAGAAAACGCACAAAATGTACAATGACGCTAGGAGAGCGTCTGGTATGTTAGGACAAGATGAAGACAGAACACGAGCAGAGCAAAGTAATTCTGTTCCCATAGGCACAGGTAAAAAGTATAATAAACCTAAACCAGCCCCTGCACCAGTACAACAAGCACCTGTGTACACACAACAAGCTCCTACATATACAACTAGTCCAGGCACTGCAGGTGCAAACTACACAGCAGGTCCATCCTTTAGTCAAATGTTAAATACCTCAACAGGTGGTAGTGGCAACGTAGCTGTAAATCCTGCTACTGGTGTACCTACAATTATTGGCTCAGGTGTTAACGAGGGACTACCAAGAGGATCAGAACTAACAAGACAAATAATGGATGATCCTACCAAGCCTGTTACTGTAGCTAATGTAGTATCTGATGATGGGGGTGAAGCAGCATTGATACCTCTTGGCACAGGACAAGCAGGAGAGATAAGAGAAGCTGTACCTCTACAGTTTGCAGACCCAGCACAAGCTGCACAAGTCACAGCGCCTGATCAGATTGCACAGATAGACCCTGCTATGTCAGCAGACGCAGTAGCAGCAGACATGCAAGCTAGGCAGGCAGCAGAAGGACAAGTTAACGAACAGGCTCAAATAGCAGCAGAGCAGATAGACCCTACTGCAGGATCAGCACTAGGACTAGAAGCAGCACAACTAGCAGAAGCCCAACAAGTACAGCCTGTTGGACCTTTATTAGCCACACCTGATCAGCTAGTAGACGGACCAACTGTAGACAGACAGCAAGTAGGCGATACGTTTGGCACAGGACCAATACAAGCTGCTACAGTAAAAGGTGAATTAGCCGAGTTAATGCAGGACTTTGAAGTCTATGGCAATACACCACCCTGGGCTGCAGGTGCTATAAGAGCAGCTAACGCAGCTATGGCTGCACGTGGATTGTCTATTACTTCTATGGCAGGTATGGCTATTACACAGGCGGCTATGGAAGCAGCATTACCTATTGCTCAGATGGATGCAGCTAACAAACAAGAGATGGCATTGATGAAAGCTGAACAACGTGCCAGGTTTATGAACATGGAGTTTGATCAAGCCTTTCAAGCCAAGGTTATAAATGCAGCACGTATATCAGAGATAGCCAACTTAAACTTTAGTGCTGAACAACAGGTGGCACTTGAGAATGCTAGAATAGCTCAGACTGTAGACCTATCTAATCTATCAAATAGACAGGCTAAGGTTATGGCAGATGCAGCTACCATGTCACAAATGGATATGGCTAACCTTGACAACAGACAGCAAGCAGCCGTACTAAATGCACAGTCATTCTTGCAAATGGATTTATCTAACCTAGATAACAATCAACAGATGACTATGTTCAAAGCACAGGAAGCTGTAAACTCTATCCTTAGTGACACTGCTGCTATGAATGCTGCCAGACAGTTCAATGCATCATCACAGAATCAATCAGATCAGTTCTTTGCTAATCTTGGATCACAAGTAAATCAGTTCAATGCAGAGCAACTAAATGCTATGGAAAGATTTAACGCAGGTGAAGCTAATGCTTTATCACAGTTTAATGCACAGCAAGAGAATGCACGTGATCAGTTCAATGCACAGAACCATTTGATTATTGCACAGGCAAACGCTCAGTGGGCGCAAGCTATTGCTACAGCAGCAAATGCAGCAGCTAACCAAGCTAACCGTGACGCTGCTCTGGCTGCAAATAATTTAACAATGACAGCATACAACAATGTCATACAAAGAGAAAGAGATTTACTAGCATGGGCGTGGGCATCAGCAGACAACGCAAAAGAAAGAGACAAAGCTATAGCTGTTGCAACTATTGCAGCAGATGGCGATGGGGCTGGTCTTGTTGAAACTGCTGCTGGTAGCTTCCTTGGTAAAGTTACTTCTAGGGCAGTCGATCTCATATTCCCAGCACCATGATAAAGGTATAAGTACTATGACGTATGATCCAAGACAATCTTTTGCAGCACAACAACTTGCTTACAGTAGAGCAGCAGGAACTCAGACAAGTAAGCAGCAAGGTCTGTCTAAAGGAAGAGGTACACCTATATCCAAGTCTCGCTCTCTTGGAGCCTTTGAACCTGATCCTGCTCAACGTAATACTACTACAAGAAGTACGTATACTCCTCCTACTAGAAGAAACACAAAGAAAAACAAAGGTAGTACATACGATGAAGTACCACAGGTTCTAACACAAGGCATTGTTCAAAGGCCAAAGCCAAAGTCTACAAAAGAAACAGGCTATGAAAGAGTTAAAAGAATTTTTGATAATGCCATGTCAGGTTTTGGTGATTTTGAAGTACCTACTCAGCCTACATTTGATACTGTAAAACCACAGAATTTGTACAAAGACAAGAGATATTTTGGACCTCAAGTATACGTTCCTGACACATCACAATTTAAGGGTGATCAAGATCTAAAAGAACTTAGTCCTCCTTTTATTAGAGATTATTTTAGATTTACCAAACGTGAGGGGGATTTTGTAAATAGTCTTACTTTACCTGATGATGTAGACAATCCTGCAATAAATATGTTTGGAGTAAGGCGTAGATATACTAGAAACCCTGATGCATTAATGGCTCCTCCTTCAGTGAAAATGCCAGCCAAACTAGATCCTATATCTAGAGCATTATCACTAGCATTTCTTCCTCCTAGTATGCCTACAACAGCAGAATACACTGTTTCTGAAGGTGAATCCTTACTCACTGTACTAGATACTTTAAATGCAGGTAAGCCTAATAGTCAAAAAGTTACACTTGAAGAAATAGGAAATCTGAATAACATACCTGATGTAGTTGCAAATCCATTTGGCAAGATAAAAAAGGGTGACGTATTACAAGTACCTATAAAAAAACAAACTGCAGTGGGAGATCTTAGAGATCAGATAGAAAAAGAAAGAAGTGTAAAAAGAGCTATCATTGAGTTTGAAAGATTACCTGAATCAGAAAAGAAAAATATAAGAGAGAGATACAGGCTTAGAAAAGAAGCACAACCTGCTAGTTATACCGAAGAAGAAAATAAAATATTAAAAGAATTAGAAGGACTAGACAAAGACGTAGCAAATTATGTCAGAGAATATTTTGATAATCAATCAGAAGAGCGTTTACAAAAACTTGCAGAAGAGGTGGGAGTAGACATAACTGATAAAAATAAAACAACAACTTCACTTGCAAATGAATTATCAAATTTTACTAAAAAATTAAAGTACACCACAGGTGAGAAAGCTTTGGGAGATAAAGATAGAAGTACTTATAAAGTAAAAAGTGGCGATACCATGTATGATATTGCTAAAAGGGAAGGTGTAACTTTAGATAAATTATTGGAAGCTAACCCTGATGTAGATGCAGATAAGATAGGTGTTGGTCAAGTAATTAACATACCTAGAGGTGCAAATTTAGATGAACTATCTAGTGGTTTAAAAGAAGAAATTATAAAACAAGAACCAAAAACAGAAAAAGATTTGAATGTTGCAATATTTAATGGTGTTATTAAAGATGGAACTTTTCCAACACCAAAGGTAGGTGATGACCCTCTTACTTGGATAGCACAAAATACATTTGGATTAAATGAGAATGATCCTGAGTTTAGAAAAGCATTCAGAGCTATAACAAAAGTAGACCCTTATATGACTCCTTGGTGTGCTGCTTTTGTTGGACATGTTCTTAGAAATGTAGGTGTAGACTTACCAAGTAGAGCTATCCAAAATCCTAACATGGCATTTAACTATATTAACTTAGGTGATGAAGTATATGACCATAACCCCACCACAAATAAAACATACGCTGGTAAACTTTCTGATGTAAAAACTGGTGATGTAGTTGTTTTTAATAACGCAAATAGAGACAACAAAGGTAATATCATGTTTGGAAAAGGACATGTCTCATTTGTAGTTGATGTCTTAGATGATGGTACTATTATTGCTACTGGAGGTAATCAAGCAGGTGGAACGCAAGTTGCTACTACTGCATACACACCAGCCGTTATAAAAAAACATTATAAGGGAGGCTACACAGTAAGAAGGATTACTACTAACTCTCTAGAAGGTACTGATCCTTCCATAATTGCAGCTATAACAAAAGAAATTTCTATAGGAGGGGCAGAACAGTAACATGTTTGGATTACCACTAGAACTAATAACAATGCTTGGCTCTACCGTACTAGGTG